TGGATAATAAATCAAAACAGTGATTTATTTGCTCCTAAATATTAAGGTCAATAATCTTCAGTATTTAGGAGCAACATGTTACACATTGGCGTTGATTTTTCCATTACAAGTCCTTGCGTTTGTTTTTGGAATACAAACAAAGAACATCTCTTTGAAAATTGTGACTTCTTTTTTCTAAAGTCTCACAACAAGCAAAACGATTATCCATCAAATATTTCATTCGCAGATTCCTCATTTTCGAAAGACAACTCAATTCGTTTTTCTGAAAATGCTCAGGTTCTTAGGACTGAAATTAAAAAAAGACTTGACTCTTCACGCCATTATGCTATAATGATGGAAGGCTATTCAATGGGAGCAAAGGGTAGACTTTTTGACATTGGTGAAGCAACAGGAATTTTCAAGTATTTTCTTTCGCAAGAAAAAATTAACCCAATTATAATAGCACCTTCGGTAATTAAAAAGAATGCTACAGGAAAAGGTAATGCGAACAAATATCAAATGCTTGAAAAATTTTTAGAAATAAATAGTAGTTTACTCGAATCACAATGGGTAAAAAATCTTATCACGGAAAAGCGTTTACAATCTCCGTTGACCGATATTGTAGACGCTTTTTTTATTGCTAACTCATTTACGGTTTCATATGATCAAGGCTAATATAGTTCAAGATAGTAGTCTTCCTACAGGAGAAAGATTATTGACATACAATCTCCGATATGGTAGACTTATTCATAGTGAACTTTTGCGGCATCGAGCAGCATCCCATTCAGTCAAAAGTTCAAGAGCAATTCCCACCAAGAAGTATCGCAAAGAAGTTGAAAATGATCCTTACATTCCAGTCAAATTCGGAACAAATCAAAAAGGCATGCAAGCCGGTAAACAAACAGCAGCCAGTGTTGCCTATGGTACTAAAATCTGGAAGCTTTCAGCTAAGTTTGCTTGTATGGCGCATTCACTCATGGAGTATGTGAATGTTCACAAAGAAGTTGCGAATCGTATTTTAGAACCTTATGTATGGGTTGAAGAAACACTGACAGTTGAATTTGACGCACTTCAACAAATTGCAGAGCTTCGTATTCATGATGATGCTCAAGAAGATATTCGTGCAGTTGTTGAAGAAATGATTTATGAAGCAGAACAGCATAAAAATAACAGTGTAATTCTGGAAGAGAATCAATGGCATGTGCCTTATGTCATTCGTCAAGTGAATGGTAATATGATTTATAAAGATAATGATGGTAAAAACCTTACACTTGATGAAGCAATCATTTGTTCAGCTGCAAGATGTGCGAGAAGTTCTTATGCAAATCATGATAATTCAACAACTACATATGAGAATGATACAAAACTTGCTGACCGTTTGATTGGTTCAGAACCAATGCACTTATCACCCTTTGAACATCAGGCAAGAGCATTTATTAGTCAAGAAGAGCGATATGAATTTGGCTCAAATTTTCGTCATTTCTTTCAGCAACGAAAGGCAATTGAGAGACAGTATGCATCTACAAATCAAACCTCTGAAACCTTTGAAGAAGAAAACCTTCAGAAAGCTAGTTGAAGAAAACTGGAGAAGCCCAAACAAAGCAATTCTTCAACATATTGAAGATACAGCAGATCGAAAAGGCTATCCACATATACCGAATTGGCTCGACTTCACTCAGGGAAAGAATGAAGTTGAAGTCTATTCGACGTTGATGAACTATATTCTAACAAAGCAACTTCCTCTACCAAGTTCAAGAGGAACAGAAGAGGATGCTCAAAAGGCTTTTCACAAGTATAAGTATAAAACATTTGCGCCTTTTGTTCATTCGAATGATGTTGACCGAGAACTTACACATCGTTTGACTGAAAGTTTGAAATATAAACATGACTATTGCGATGAGTATACATTAGGTTATTTTCCTCAGTATACTCGAGCAAATCCTATTTCAAACTATTTTGCTGAAGGTGAGAGATTGTTATGTGAAGTGATCAATAAAGAATCACCAACTTTTTTATGGACAGAAGAGCATGGTGTTTCTCGTTTGATGGACACGATGAGAAGAATCGGTGTGAAAAAATTGAGTGAGGCAACCTTTAAAAGTTTCTTTGCTCATGCCGGTCAAATTGCGGCTCAGTTCAATGTGAACACGGCAAAGAACATCTACAACACCGCAAAGGGAGATGTGATTTTTGACATCTCTTGCGGATGGGGTGATCGATTGACAGGCTTTTATCTTTCAGAGAAAAGCACATATTATGGCACTGATCCAAATCTAAATATGTTTGAGATTTATAAAGAAATGTGCCACGCCTATGAGAAATGGTTAGGTTGTGAAAACCCTACGTTTCTTGAAGGAGAAGATTATTTTGAAATTCGTGGTAAGAAACATGTTCGAATCTACAATCTTCCTGCTGAAGATGTGAATTATGATGAAATACCTGATATTGATTTGACATTTTCATCACCGCCTTATTTCAATAAAGAACTCTATGGTAAGAATTCTCAGGCGCAAAAGAATCAATCATGGAGCCGATATGTCACAGAAGACGCCTGGCTCACAGATTTTCTTTATAAGATTATGGATGAACTCATACCTAAATCAAAGACAACAATGATCAATATCACTGACGTAGGTATTGATAAAAATCGTGTGAACATTTGTGATCCAATGGTAGAACGATACAAAGATTCTTTTGTTGGCATCGCAGGATTTCAACTTTCAAAAAATATGAATGTAAAAGATGACAAGCATATGTTCAAGAAAGATACAATTTACACTGAACCTATTTGGACATTTGGTGAACCTTTAGTTGAAATCAAACGAACAAAACTTTTAGACTTATTTTGAGGAACTATGGCATTACATCGTATCACTGCAATCTTTGATAAAGATAAAGTATTTGAAAAGATACTTAATCTTGATTATTTAATTTCAATTGAACCATATGCAGAAAAAGATAATTGTTATTTAAAGTTTGTAACAACAACAGAAGAATTTAGTTTTGTTTACAATAATATGGAAGATATGAAGATGGATTATGACAAGATTCATGAAAGCATGTCAGACCAATTCAATTCAACACAAACAGTAATAAATGGATGTATAGATATCAAAACTTCCGAAACACTTTTAGGGTAATATGAAACAAGTAGACGTAGCAGTAATTGGTGCCGGTTCAGCAGGAATGTCAGCCTACCGAGCAGTTAAAAAAGCAGATAAATCATGCGTTTTAATTGAGAATCATTTGTATGGAACAACCTGTGCAAGAACTGGATGTATGCCAAGTAAACTTTTAATTGCTGCGGCTAATTCAGCACATAATATTCGTAAAGCATCTCAGTTTGGTGTTCATGTAGATTTGAATACTCTTGAAATCAATCGTAGTGATGTGATGAAAAGAGTTCGAAAAGAACGAGAAAGATTTGTTAATTTTGTTCTTGATGATGTTTATGATTTCCCCGAAGAGGATCGTGTCTTAGGAAATTATCATTTCATTAATGAAAACACATTAGAAAATGAATTAGGTGAAAAAATTCAAGCAAAAAGATTTGTTCTTGCGACAGGAACAAAACCTTTTGTTCTTCCTCAATTTGCTGACATACCAGACCGTGTATTAGATACAGAAGATTTCTTTAACTTTCATGTTTTACCTAAGAGTGTTTGTGTTGTTGGAACAGGAGCGATTGGTTTAGAACTTGGTCAAGCTTTGACCAGATTAGGTGTTCGTGTGACCATTTTAGGAATTTCAAATCTGATTGGACCCATTACAGACCCAGAACTGTTAGACTTAGCAAACGAATTGTTTCGAAGAGAATGTCGAATTTTCAATGATGCCAATATCTTAACTGCTGAACTTGTTCAAAAAGAAGGTGATGAATATGAAAAAGTAGTTGAAGTTCGTTTTGAACAAGACAATGTTATTTACCGAGAACAATTCGAATATGTTCTTTCTGCTACAGGGCGAGTGCCAAATCTTGAAAAACTTTGTCTTGAAGCAACGCCTCTAAAGTTTGAAAAGAAAAGACCAGTTTACAATACAAATACTTTACAATGTATGAATGAAGATGGCACACCATCATTCTTTTTCATCGCTGGTGATATCACAGGAGATCGAATGATTCTACATGAAGCAATTTGGGAAGGTCAATTTGCTGGTAGAAATGTAATTAATTCATTGCGAGATGGTTATATCGATGCTGCTCCACTTCTCGTTGAGCAAAGAAAAATTCACACTCCTTTAGGTATTGTTTTCACCGATCCTGAAATTTGTATGGTTGGTTTGACACATTCAGAATTGACAGACCAGCATCGTATTGGTAGAGTGAATTTTGAGAATCAAGGTCGTTCTCGTATTCAGCTAAAGAATTATGGAGCTTTACATATCTATGCTGACGTTTCAGATCGAAAGATTGTTGGTTGTGAGATGTGTGGACCAGCCGCAGAACATCTTGGTCATCTGATTGCTTGGGCAATTGAATCTGAAACAACTGTTGATCAAGCTCTCGAGATGCCTTTCTATCATCCTGTAGTTGAAGAAGGTTTACGAACGGCTTTGAGAGATTTACGTATTAAATTAGATGAATAGATTTATGGTATACTCAGATATAAAGATCGTAGCGGAGAGGATTCAAACCGAGAACATTGAATTTTATCAAATTGAAAACTTTCTCACCAAATATGAGTGTGACAATCTCATTGAGATTATGAAACCAAGATTGATACCTTCAAAAGTTGTCAACAATGATAAAAACTACGCCATACAACCAGAAAAAGTTGATATGAATTTTCGCACAAGTTCAACTTGTCAGTTTCAAAATGATGAAAACATTCTCATCTCAATTCTTGATTCAAAGATTTCACTCACAGTTGGACTTGATTCAAAACATGGTGAACCTGTTCAGGGACAACACTATCTACCTGGTCAAGAATTCAAGGCACATTTTGATCCATTCCCGGTGAATGAGCAAAATGCTGTTCATCTAAGAAGAGGTGGTCAAAGGACTTGGACCTTCATGATTTATCTGAATGATGTCGAATCTGGAGGCGAGACAGAATTCCCTGAGATTCCTCTGACAGTCACTCCAAAAACAGGAAAAGGAATTTTCTGGAACAACTTGACAATTGACTCAAAAGGTGATACGATCATTAACAACTATGCTTCACACCGTGGCTGCCCTGTGGTCAGCGGTGAAAAATATATCCTCACTAAATGGTTTCGTGAACTTTATTTCAAATAATCAAGGATTATAATGTTTTACACAAACGTTGCTCTCATAGGCAATAATATGCACATGAGATATATTGAAAACGGTGTGAGAAAACAAGGTAAATTTCGTTTCAGTCCTGAGCTTTTCATCTCACATCCGAATGGCGATTATGTCGATCTCAAAGGTAAACCTTACAAAAGTAAAGTAGTCAAAAGTGTTTACGATGCTCGACAATATGTCAAAGATTATTCTGTTGATGGCAACACAATCTGTGGCAATCCTAAACCTGAATTTGAATTCATTGATAAGTTCTTCAAAGAAGATGTTTCATTCGATCAAGAACTCATCAACATTGTCTATCTTGACATTGAGGTTTTTACTGATGGTACCTTTCCTGATCCATCAGAATCAAAGTTTCCCATCAATGCGATTTCACTTCGAACAAGAGGTGTCACTTATGCCTTTGGTCTCACCTATGAAGGCTGCGGTGACTATGTAAATGATCGTGATGATATCATTGTTCAGCTATATGATAACGAAGAAACTCTTCTTCTAAAGTTCATTCAATTATGGACTGAGCTTGAGATTGATGTAATCTCTGGCTGGAACTCAACAACCTTTGACTTGCCTTATATCTGCGGACGAATTGAAAAGGTCTTAGGTGAAGATAGTATACGAAAACTCTCACCTTTTAACAATGTCTATGCTGGTACAAGACAGAACAGTTTCGGTCAACGTGAATTATTCTATGTAATCAAAGGTATCTCTCAGCTAGATTATCTTGCTCTCTACAAAAAGTTCACCTTTGTCAATCGTGAAAGCTACAAGCTTGATTTCATTGCTGAAGTTGAATTAGGTGACCACAAAGAAGATATCTCTGAGTTCGATAACCTGTTTGACTTGTACGAAAAAGACTTTCAACTATTCATGGACTATAACATCAAAGATACTGAACTTGTTGAACGTCTTGATGACCGACTAAAGTTTATGGATATCGCATTGACTCTTGCCTATTTCTCAAAGGTCAACTATGAAGATATCTTCAGTCCGATGAGATACTGGGAAAACATCATTCAGAACTATCTGTATAGTGAGAAGATTGTTGTACCTTACGAGAAAACTGTCAGTGAAAAAACTGCTAAGTTTGAAGGTGCTTATGTCAAGCCACCCATCACAGGTAAGCATGAGTTTATGGTATCCTTTGACTTCACTTCTCTGTATCCTTATATCATTCGCACATTCAATATCTCACCTGAGACAATTGAATATCAGAAGCCAATGACCATTGAGGATATTCTGAATCAGCAGAAAGATTTGTCAGAAGACTATCGTAAAGATGTTGCTGTTGCCGCAAATGGTGTTCGTTTCTCAAGAGACCGTACAGGCTTCATTCCGACTCTTGTCAAAAGAATGCTTGACTTGCGAGTTGATTCGAAAAAGGCAATGATTTCAACAAGACAAGAGATTGAAAGATTGAAAGAAGCAGGTGAAAAGGCTCGTATTCCTGAACTCGAAAAGAAGGCTGTTGCTCTCTATAACATGCAGCTTGTTGCGAAAGTTGCCGCAAACTCCTTCTATGGTATCTGCGGTCTGAAATACTTCCGTTTCTATGACATTCGTTTGGCAGAGGCAGTGACCTATTCAGGTCAGGCAGTCAATCGCTTTGTTGAAAACTATTTGAACAAGTATCTGAATGAAACATTCAAGACAGATAATCTTGATTATGCGGCCTACATGGATACAGACTCAATCTATTTTCGACTTGATGAGATTGTGAAGAAGGTCGTGCCGAACAAAAGTCGAGAAGAACAAATCAAG